TTTATTTCCCAGATTTGGAAAAAAACTGGAAAGCCCTTTTCGGCGATGAATCCAGCGTATTCGATCTCAAACCCTTGCTTGCCAATACCTTCAAAGACTTGCTTAGAGATAACGCTACCGACTTGTACGACAAGGATGCAGAATCCCTTGTTGCTCCTAGCAAAGCCCTCGAAAACGAATTGCTAGATATTCTGTGCAAGCCAGACAGTGAATTCCTCACTCAAGCACTGTGGGTTGGCGACGACAGTTCTGAACTGGAACAACTCCTTGTCTCGTTCTCGAAGGACAATCCATCTCATCCTCTGGCCCTTCACGTTGACAAGTCGTTGCGTGGCTATCTGCCGTTAGTTATAGAGAGAGAAGAAGCGACCATTGCAGAAGCCTACGCTGCTGAAGAAGAGGCATGGAGGCAGGAATACGGGCGATACGATGACTAATCAGGCGATATGAATGAAACAAAAAGACATGCAAAGGGTGTGGGATAGAGAACTGCTCCAGGGGTGGAAGGAGGATCAGCGGATGATGCGTGTGGTATCCCGCTTTTTATTTCATGTGAAGCCTAGCCTTGTTGATGACTTTGGAGCTAAAGAGGGGTTTCGAGATTTCTTTGTACCGCTAGGCTTGAAGCGTTGTACGGACAGAGCAAACAACAAAGACCAGGGAGATTATTTTGGAGGCAGAGGGCCAGTTCGCGGGTTTATCTCCTCTCGGTGTGAACGGTTGAGTAATTGCCTATGGTCAGGCAAATACACTAATGAAAAGCTGCTTGATAACATTGATAATTTTTCTTGGAAACGGGCCGGAAAAGCATTGCACCGCGAGTACGGAGAGAAAGCAAAAAACAAACTGAAAGCCCGAGGAGTCATACGAATAAAGGCGAGAGAACTAAGCAAAAAGCACGATTGGGACACGGTAAAATAAATCAATTTAACTAGGAGAATACGATGTCAAAGTACACCTACAATTCCATCACTCTCAGCGGTGCTGACGCTCAAGCCTTCTGCGTTGCCCTCACGACAGATCACATTGTCGATTATGAACCGACCTATCGGGCAGTGGTAGAGCATGTCTTGGGGCAGTTGGGCGAGTTGAGCGCATCTCGCGAGGTGATGTCAATCACCATCGTGGTCAAAGAGGATTTCGAGGGGGAGTCGCATGAGCACTTATCACCAAGATGAAATAGACAAATGGATTGAGCAAAATTGTCAGTGTGGCGTAGATGAAAACGGAAAGTGGTCAGAAACACTTTTTGAAGAGTTTGGCTGCACCTGCCGAGAAAATGCCGATGGAGAGTCATAAATGTCTATTTACAAAACTTCTTGGTTATTTGCACCAGAAAGCAAATTGGCCCGATCCTTAGACCCATCTACATCCAAAGCAGCAGCGCATATTGTGGCGGGTAAACTGGGTCAAATGCAGCAGTACGTTTTAAGCCTCATAGAGGCAGCAGGAGCGCGGGGAGCCACTATCAAGGAGATGCAACTGGCTCACCCTGAAAAGCGCCCCAGCAGCCTGTCAAGCCGTCCTAACGAGTTGCACAAGCGAGGGTTGGTGTTTTATGACGGGAAGAGGGACGGTTCAAGGGTAATCAAACTAATCAAATATCAATTATCAACTAGGATAGGGGAAGACTATGACTGAAGCGGCGATAGAAAACATTAAAAGTTTAGTAGATGTTGTCGAGAAATTGCAGGAAATTCTGAGGGAACAGCACCGGCAGCTAGAAATTGTTCATCAACGATTGAATCTACTGGAGGACAAGCCCAATGGAAACTGAAACCAACGCGCAGAACACTTGGGTCACATTGTCTGTCGTAGATGTAAACGAACACAAGAAGAAAAAAGGCAAGTTCGACTACCTACCTTGGAATTTTGCTTGGGCAACCTTAATGGAACACTATCCAGAAGCGGAGTTTCGGGAGTTGCCTGACCAAGTTCACGGGGATGGAAGCGTGACAGTCCACACCGAAATGACCATTGGCGGCACAACCCGCCCAATGTGGCTGGCTGTCACAGGCCCAGCGAACAAGAGCATACCATCCCCTGGGTGTGATGATATTTCTGACACCAGGATGCGCTGCTTCACCAAAAATATGGCAATGTTTGGCCTGGGGTTCTACATATATCAGGGCGAAGGACTACCCCAGGACAAGCTCAAAATAGTCTCACCAAAACAGGCAAAAGAGATTGTCGATTTAATGATGGAAACCATGACGGCTAGAGCCAATTTTTGCGCCCATTTCAAAATTGATAGCGTGGACATGATGCCGGAAGACAAGTTCGACACAGCTATCAACATGCTAAAAGCCAAGAGGCAGGGGCAAGCATGAGGATGCGGGGCGCGAGAGAGATAGACTGCGGTGGACAGGGTACTGAAACGTGGCTTAAAGAGCGTTTAGGTGTTCCTAGCGCATCACAATTCAACAAGGTGCTAACTACCCAAGGGAAGCGGAGCGCGAGCTTTATGGGCTATGTTAATGCCCTTACAGCCGAAAAGCTGACCGGCGATCCAACCTACGTCAAAATGACCGAGGACATGGAGAACGGGACTAATCTGGAGCCAGAAGCCAGGGCTATGTACCAGTTAATAACCGAAACTGATGTCAGGGAAGTGGATTTTATCAAGCATCCAAATATCGAAGCAGGATGCTCACCTGACGGCCTCATCGACAAGCGATGCGATAGGGGTTTGCTGGGGGGTTTGGAAATCAAATGCCCACGCGCAGGAACCCAAATAGAGTATCTGAAGGCCGGTAAAGTACCAACGAAATACATTATGCAGCTTCAAGGAAGTATGTACATAACGGGCAGAGGCTACTGGGATTTCTTCAGCTATCACCCAAAGCTCATGCCTTTTGTCTACAGGCTGTACAGGGATGATGACCTAATCACTTCTCTGTCGGTTCATGCAGAAGAAGCAGTAATGTTAATCGCCAATGGCGTAGAGAAATTTAGCTGGGATGGTGCGAAATGAAAGGCATAAATAAAGTAATTATAGTGGGAACGCTTATTGATGACCCTGAAGTGCGCGAGTCAAAAGATTGGTTGGCGATTGCTAATTTTTCCCTCGCAACAAATGACCAATGGAAGGACAAGACTACTGGGGAAAGCAAAGAGTCAACGGAATATCACAAGTGCGTAGCTTTCGGGTGAATCGTAGATGCTTTTATAGCCCCGTATGTGACCAAGGGTGCTAAGGTATATCTCGAAGGGACTCTGCAAACTAGCAGTCACGACAAAACCTTTCCCGATTGCCAGATGGCCCATAAGGTCTACTCCACCCAAGTCGTAATCAGAGACTTACAGCAGATCGCCCCTGGTATCCCCAGGGAGAAACCCGCTCCAGACTTCAAAAACGATGATTTAAGCGGCATCAATGATGACATACCATTTTAGGTAGTAGGGGTAGGGGTGCATAGAGATCGTTGCTTAGAACGGCTCTAAGAGCCTCATAGGGATGAATAATGAGCAAGTACATAGATCATAGTCAATATCCGCATTTTGGGGTGAGTATCAGAACCGTGATTAACACGCAGGGTGTTACCCAGGCTGGTATTGCCAGGAAATTAGGAATCTCTCGACAGCGTTTAGGTAAAATTCTGGAGTCCAGGGATATTAAAGTCCATCTGCTTTTGTCGATTTGTGAGGCGATGGGATGTTCCTTAAACGAAATCTACAGCACGGCTAGATGCGGTTCCTTTGGTGCTGATAGTTCTTGATGCCCACATCAATGTTCGTAACAAATGATAGGGAGGTGGAAGCCCTAATGCAGTCGGTCAAGAAGATCATTGCCGATAACGGACATTGCTGTGTGGCTTATTCTTCTGAGGGAATGAAATGTACGGGCTTTTCTTTGCGCGGCCTACCCCAAAACGCCCTTATGCACACTTGGCTCAGAGAAGCTGCGGAGTTCACTTTCAAAAAAGACTGCACCGAGATCGAACTGGAAAGCATGAAGCGTTACACCAAGACGCGATGCTACTCTGCGACAAAGCAACCCTTCTTAGTCCACACCCTTATTAACCCCGAAACCAAAGCATCTAAGATAGACGTTACCGCCAGCAGCAAATGGAGCAAGGGGGAAATGTCATATTTTCTTGATTGGCTCCATGAGTTCTTTGTGGATAAAGGGCTTTTGCTTGAAGCAAAGGGCGAATACGTTGAATTGCACGACAGCCAAGTTGAGTAATAAGGGTTGTCCAGCATGAACGCAGAAGAAACAGAACGCCTCATAGCGTTGGTCGATAAATTGGCAAAGCTAGAGGAAATCATGGAAGAACTGGCTGACAGAATTAATGAGGTCAGGGCTGAAGTTGAAAGCCAAAAAAGAGAGGATAATGAACAGTCCATATAAATCAGAAGAAAACACGCTGATAAGCCTGAGCGGGGGCAGGACTTCCGGTCTCATGCTGTATCGAGTCCTACAGGCGTATGACTTCAAACTGCCAGATAACTTCAAGATATGCTTTGCAAACACAGGCAAGGAGATGCCCCAGACCCTGGACTTTGTGAAGAGGATTGGCAAGGAATGGGGGGTTGATGTTGTGTGGCTTGAGCGATATGCAGAAGTTGCCCCAAAGGACCACAAAAACAAGTTTGTTTATAAAACAAGGGTGGTGGACTACGATTCCGCAGCTAGGAATGGTGAGCCTTTCAGGTCGCTGGTCTTGGCAAGAAGCTATGCTCCGAATCCTGTGGCTAGGTTCTGCACTGTTGATTTAAAGATTCGGGCAATGCAAGAGTATTTGCGGGATGTGTGTGAGTGGGAGATGCCCTATGTGGGATTTATTGGTATTAGGGCCGACGAACAGAGGCGAGCAATAAAAATGCACGGCACGAAAGAGAGCGGGCAAGAGCGTTATCTCCCGTTATATCTCGATGGCGTAACGAAAGAAGACGTATACAGCTTTTGGCAGAATTCAAGTTTCGATCTGGATTTGCCAAACAATAACGGCACAACTGACTGGGGTAATTGTGATTTATGCTTTCTCAAGGGATTTGGAAAGAAGTTGGCTATAGTGAGGGAGCGGCCCGACCTAGCAGACTGGTGGATTGAAATGGAAGCAGAGCTGTCTGAAAAAGTCGGCAAAGGCGCATATTTTCGAGCAGATCAACCGTCTTATGCTGACATGAAGATTATCGCCACAAGCCAACCTAGCTTTGATTTCTTTGATGATGACGAAACCATCCCCTGCTTTTGTGGAGATTAAGATGTTTGAATACTCATGTGAAATTATCAAAATTATAGATGGAGATACCGTCGATGTTGATATTGACCTTGGTTTTGACTGTTGGCTGTGCAGCCAGCGTATTCGTCTTGCTGGAATTGATACACCCGAATGTCGTACTAGAGATAAGCAGGAGAAAGTGTTTGGGTTTGCGGCAAAGAGATTTGTCGAGAACTTCATCCCCGTTGGCTCAACAGCGATTATCAAGACCAAAGAGAAAGGGAAGTACGGAAGATACCTGGGGGATTTCAAGACAGGCAGAAAGTGGTTATGCAAGGCACTCTTAGATAATCACCATGCCGTGGAATATGGTCAAAGCAAACAGAACACCAAGAAGGCCCATATCGCTAACAGGAAATTAGTAGATGTCAGCAGTTAAGATAAAGCCAGCCGATAGATGGTTCTCCAAGTGCGTAAGAGAAGCAGCAGCTTGGACTTGTGAGTGTTGCGGGGGTAGGCATGAAGAGGGTAGCCAGGGACTTCATTGTTCGCATTACTTTGGGCGAAGATGTCAGGCATTAAGGTATTGCCCTGATAACGCTTTTGCCCATTGTTTCGGTTGCCATCAAAAGCTCGGGTCTAATCCAGATGACTTCAGACGTTGGGTAATTGCTCGTGTTGGGGAAGGGATGATCGAGATTCTCAGGGAAAAGCGGGATGACATAGGGTTAGCCAAATCAATTAAAAAGAACCTGAAGGATGTAGCCAAGCATTACAAGGCTGAATACGAAAGACTTAAAGAGGAAAGGATGAGAGGTGAAAAGGGAAAGCTGGAGATAATGTCGTACTAGGGGCGGCGTAGAGTTACCTTTCACGCCTAATGACCCTGCTAACTCCCTGAAACGTAACGGAGAAGCGCATGATTACCGAAAATATGAAGGAGATACGTTTGTTAAATTTAAGCAATGATGAGCGAAAAGTTATAGCAAGAATAAAAAGCGATGTTTTGAAAAAGGTTAAAATTTCAATTACAGATGAGCAAGCACTTGTCTATTTGTTAAGAAACTATGATGACCTTTGTCACTACATGATAGAGGAGGAACTAAAGAACAGGGATGTCTTGCGTAAAGCCTTGGGGGATGCCAGCCAAGCCAAAAGCCGAGCAGATGCCAAGCGCATTGAGCTAACGACGGAATACGAAGGAGTAAAGAAAAAGGCAGATGAAATAAATGTTCGATGGGTGAAAGCTAAAGAAAAAGCGGGAAAGGCTGAAGAGTCGGCAAAAAAATGGTTGGATGCGCTAGAGGAGAAGAGAGATCACTATAAGCAGCTAGAGCGGAAGAACAAAGTCCTTGGGAAAGATGTCCAGAAAGTAGATCAGAAGAATAAAAACCTTCAACAAGATGTCCAGTATTTAGAGAAGAAGAACAAAACTCTTGAGCAAGATGTCCAGTATTGGAAGAACTTTCTTCCCCCAGTACCCACAGTAGCTACCAAACAAGAGATAAACGAAAAAAGACTTTTAGATACAAAGATTAACGATCTGGAGCTTACAGTAAGATCAATGAATTGCTTAATGGCAGAAGAGATATATACGGTTGGAGAGTTAATCAAGCACTCAGAGGTCGAGTTACTAAAAACGCCCAACCTGGGGAAAAAGTCTTTAACAGAAATTAAAGCGGTTTTACAGGTACGGGGATTAAAACTTGGGAGCTAACGCTTCCGCATCCCCCGAAGGGTCTTTGCTAACCTAGCTCTTTGGGCCGTCTTCTTGCTGACCCCGATTCCCTTGGCGGCTTGGTTCAGCTTCTTGGCGGGTATCTTCTGGCCCTTCTTTACGCCTAGAGTCTTTCTTAATGCTCCAGGCTTCTTGATAGCCCCTTTGATCCAGTTCTTCTTTGCCATTAAAAGTTACCTCGAATATTCGTCCTTTCTTTCTTTTTCTAAAAATTCTTCTGCGCCGCCGCCAAAAAGATTGTAGTACAAATCCCCCAGAAGCGGGAACCTTTTAAAATCTTTAGGGTCTATTTCTTCTCCGCCTAAAACCGCCTGACTAATATCAATGGCATCATTTAAAGCTAAACCTAACGTACTAATAGGCGGCATTGCTGTAGCCTCTATAGCCCCAGATACATCTCCTTCAACCATCTTGTCTACAGCAAATTTTGAGGTAAGAGCAAATGAAAGCATATAATTTTTCCAATGCTCTGGCAGTCTTTCTAAATCAATATCTCGTCCTCTTGCTGCATTTCTAAGTTCCTGTACCGCAGCATTTCCCCCGCCAACAACCGCCCCATAAGCCAAAGCATTTTTCCCCGCTTTGACGTAATTTCCTTTTTTAGCCTCGTCCACTACATCATCAGCTATTAACTGTATTTGTTTTAAAGTAAAACTTCTTAATTGATACAATAACCTTCCATTCGGGGAAGCTAGGTATTGTTGAGGCATATCGCTCAAAGATATTGGCTGAGAGCCAGATAGCTCATTCCATAAAAGAAGTTTTGCATTTTCGCTAACCTTGCCTGATTGCAAATCATTAACCAAGCTATCAAACTGGTCGCCGAAAGTTTCTCCCCATTCTTCTTTAAATTTTTTAATTCCTTTATCAGACTTAACTAATCGTGTTGCTTTGTTCCAGGCTCCTTGCAGCAAAGAGTTTTTGCCGAACCTATCCATAGCTCTAAAGCCACTAACTTTCATAAGCCGATCTTGAATAGCCTTAGCAAAAGATTGAGTGGTGCTTGCAATGTCTGTGGCTATATAATTTCTAAGACCATAATCGTCTACATTAGTAACTGTCCTTCCTAAAGCTGACTCAATTATTGCTTTCCCTCCATCACGCAGCCCATAACGATAAAGATTTACAAACTGATCTCCTAGCTGAATAAGGGCAGATAGTGGATTACCCAACAAAATAGAATTTGCATACGCTCTTAAATTTTGCCAAAAAACGTGAGGTGATT